GAATTCTACACGTACCGACAGTGGGACATGTTCGGCATGGCGAAGATCATCGCCAACTATGCCGATGATCTCCCCCGGGTGGACGTGCTCGCGAAAGAGTATCCGGCTCCGATCAAGAGCTTGGGCGCAAGCTACGGATACTCGATCCAAGACTTGCGGCGCTCCGCCATGGCGGGCTCCCAACTCGATTCCCGCCGGGCGACGGCCACACGGCGAGCGAACGAGCAAGCCGTGGACTCGATCGCCGCCTTCGGCAACGCGGACGCCGGCTTGGGCGGCTTCACGAACAACGCCAACGTCCCGCTTGTGGCGCCGGACAACGCTCCGTGGAGCTCCGCCACGCCGCTCGAGATCGTGGCCGATCTCAACAAGCTGGCGAACGCGATCGTCACCGCCACGCTCGAGATGTTCGAGCCGGACACCTTGATCTTGGACACGGCCAGTTTCCAGATCATCAATTCCACGCCCATGAGCACGACGGGGGACGCGGACAAGACGATCCTCCGTTTCTTCCTGGACAACACGCCGTACATCCGGAACGTGGACCAGTGGACGAAGCTCACGGACGCGGGAGCCGCCGGAGTCACCCGGTTGATCGCGTACAAGCGGGACGCGGAAGTCTTGTCTCTCGTCATCCCGCAAGAATTCGAGCAATTCCCGCCGCAAGCGAGAAACCTCGAATTCGTGATCCCCACCCACTCGCGGATCGGCGGCGTCTCCGTCCGTTACCCGCTCGCCATGGCGTACATGGACGGGACGGGCGAGTAGCCTCGAGCTCGCCGGAAAGGAAGGGAAGCCACCATGGCCACAACGGATTCCAGAATCGCGATCGTGGATATCGATCAACTCTCGGCGGCTCAAGCGGCCGCCGCAATCAACACGGAGATCGAAGCTCTCGAGACGGCGGGCTTCGTGGTCCGAGAGCAACGCGTGGTTTCGCTCGGGCCCGCTCGAGCGCCCAAGCAATTCGTGTTGCTCTTGGGGATGCTCTCCACCCACTTGGAGAGCTCCCCCACGCCGCCGATCCAACGGGCGAGCGGGACGTTTGCTCTCGGGACGGCCACGATCGCCGCCGGGATCACCGTGACAGCGGACACGGACGTCTTCGTGATCCCAAGCGCCGCTCTCACGGGCTCCACGAACGTGGGTTCCCCGGCTCACCTCAAAGCGTCCAACGTCGTGGGCGGGCCCGGCGTGGGTTCCGTCACTCTCAACATGTTGGGGGATGACGGGGCGATCGACGCGGACGCCGCCGGCGACTTCGCCGCTTTGCTGGTAGGCTAGAAGCCACACGCGGGGCGAGCCGTTTGGGGAGACGCCACGCGAGCCCCGGAGCCTTCGGGCCCGGGGCTTCCGTGGTGAACACGGAGGTATGATCTCATGGCGATCTTGCACAACAACACGGCTCGGCTCTTGGTAGGACTCACCGTCAAGGGCTTCACGGTCCCCAAGTGGATCCCCGGGCGCAACCCGATCGATCCCGCCTATTGGGAAGCCGTCAAAGGCTCGAGCGTGATCAAGGCGTGGACGTCCGGTCCCGATCCCTTGCTCACGTACGACGCGGACGGGGCTATGCCCGATCCGGACAAGCCGCCCACGGCGGACGAGCTCGCGGACTTCACGGTGGACGAGCTCCGCAAAGCGATCGGGGATCGAGACGTCCCCGTCCAATGGCATCCCGTCTTGGAACAAGAGCTCAAGAAACGGGAGCTCGCCGCAATCGAGAAGCGTCTCCCCAAGACGCCGGCGCCACGTGAGTCCGTCACGGGGATCAAGGTGGAAGACGCTCTCCCCTTGATCACGGCGGAGACGGACGTGGACAAGCTCGTGGCGTGGGCGGACTCGGACAAGCGCAAGACGATCAAGGAAGCGATCGACGCTCGGATCGCGGAGCTCGAGGCGGCCGCGGAAGGGGACACGGATGGCGGTTGACGTGCGATCGTTTCTCGCTCGCTTCCCGGAATTCGAGCCGGCCGGAAAGCCCATGGTCCGGGAAGCGATCGCGGAAGCCACCTTGGAAGTGGACGCGGAAGTGTGGGGAGACAAGACGGACACGGGTGTCCGGTGGCTCGCCGCTCACAAACTCGCGATCACGCCATGGGGACAGCAAGCCCGCATGGTTTCCAAGGATGGCTCCACGACGTACGGGAAGGAACACGCCCGGCTCATGCGAAGCGTGACGCCGGGATTCCGGGTGGCATGAGATGACGGGCGCCGGCGTCAAGATCACCGTTCAAGACAAGGATCGGGGCTATCGCCGCCGTATGGCGAAGCTCCGCAAGTTCTTTGGCTCGAGTGGGATCACCGTGGGGATTCACGGCGAAGACGGCGGAGCCGGACACGAAGAGAGCGATCTCACCGTGGGGGACGTCGCCTCGATCCACGAGTTTGGACTAAACGGCGTCCAACGGAGCTTCATTGGGGCTTGGTTTGACGCCGAGAAGTCCAACCACGAAGACGCCATGGTCAAGATGGCGGAGAGCGTGGTACGGGGCGACAACACGAAGGAAGCCGCCTTGGAAAAGCTCGGCGTCTTCCTAGCGGCGGACGCCCAAAAGTACATCCAAGAGGGACGCGTCTCCCCGCCCACCGTCAAGAAAGATCCGGACGACAATCCCACGACGTTGATCGCGTCCGGCCAACTCGTGGGCTCGATCCGTCACAAGGTGGAGCCATGATCGATTGGGAGACGATCCGCCCCGCCTTCCAAGAGCTCTTCGCGGAGCTCGCGGACTTGAGCCAAGCGGAGTGGAGGGACAAGCGCCGCCCCTTCGCGAGCCCAAGGGATCAAGCGTGGGTGTTGCTCCACGTGGTGAACGAGCGAAGCGTGGGGATCGATGATCGCCGCTACCGGGACACGGGCGAGACGATCCCGGACTATCCGTGCCGAGAGAGCGCCAACGGAAACCGTGTGGTGCGTTTGGAAGTACGGGTGGAGAGCTTCCGTCACGATGATGATCGCTTCGCCTACAATGCGGCGAGCAAGGTCCGGACGCGTCTCGGGTGGCAAAGCTCCGCCGATACGCTCCGAGCTCTCAACGTCTCCGTGGCCACGAAAGGGGAGACGGTGGACGTCTCCAACTTGATCCAAGACGATCGGATCACGTCCGTGGCGTTGTTCGATCTACTTCTCAACTTCGGCGTGAGCGAGGAAGACGCCGCCCACCCGGTCCCGGCAATTGAAACCGTGGAAGATCCCGTGGGGACTTTCAACTAGGAGCCAAGCCCATGAGTCTCGAGGATATCGTTTCCGTTACGATCACCGCCCAAACCACGACGCCGAGCCGGTTGGGTTTCGGAGTCCCGTTGATCGCCCGTGTCCACAACGTCTTCGCGTCCGTGGTTCGCTACTTCGCGAATCTCACGGAGATGACGGACGCGGGCTTCCCGAGCGGCGATCCCGCCGTGTTGATCGCCACGGCGATCTTTTCGCAGAATCCCAAGCCCAACTCCGTGGGCGTGGGCAAGCGCTCCAACGCGTTCACCCAAACGGTCCAACTCGGATTCAAGAACACCACGGAAGACTACGTGTACGAATTCGATATCGTGGTGGTCGATATCGTGGGGGGGACCACAACCACTTCGATCTCGTACACGAACGGAGCCGCCGAGACACCGATCACGATCGGGGCGGCGATCCACTTGCTTGTCACCGCCGTTTCCGGGATCACCTCCACGGACAACTTGGACGGGACGATCGACGTGGAGACGGACACGGACGGCGATCTCGTCAACTATGTGGGCTTTGACGAGCCGGACAACTTCACCTTGGAGGATATCACCGCCGATCCCGGGATCGCCGCCGATCTCACGGCGATCGAAACGGTGGATCCGGACGGATGGTACGCTCTCGTCCTAGACTCCAACTCGCACGCCGAGATCGACGCCACGGCGGCGTGGATCGAGGCTCGGAAAAAGCTCTTTCTCACGAACACCACGGACACGGAGTGTGTGGACATTGCTGTCACGGATGACGTCATGTCCGGACTCCAAGCGGCGGCGTACGCCCGGACGGCGATCATCTATTCCCAAGCCGAGCTCTTGAGTTGGAGCGGCGCCGCTTGGGCGGGGAATCGCCTCCCGTCCGATCCGGGGAGCTCCACGTGGGCGTACAAGACGCTCGCGGGAGTCACCGTGGACGGAAACCTCACGGGCGGACAAGCCTCCGTGATCGAGTCCAAGGGCGGGAACCACTACACCCGGGTGGCGGGCGTGAATATCACCCGCTACGGGATCACGGCGAGCGGGGAGTATATCGACATTACCCGCTTCATTGATTGGTTGGACGCCCGGATCAAGGAACGGATCTTCGGCGTGTTGATCAACAATGCCAAGATCCCGTACACGGACGGCGGCGTGGATCTCATGCGGGCGCAAGTCCAAGCCCAATTGCAGCAAGGGATCGTGGCGGGCGGACTCGCCGCCGATCCGGCGCCCACCGTAACGGCGCCCAAGGTGGCGGACATTGAC